TTATAGACATAAAAATATGGATGAAAAAGAATATGATTTCATTATTTGTGTATATGGATGTGATACGATTCCAAAATATAATGAACAAATACGTGTCATTAATGATACTTGGGGAAAATTATGTAACACTTGTAAATACAATGTAAAACTGTTATATTTTCTAGGAGAAAAAACGAATGATGATTCTTATATAGGAGAAAATTATATTCATTTACCTGGTGTATTAGATGATTATTCATCAGCATCCCATAAACAATACCAAGGGTTAAAATATATTCATGAAAAATTTAAATATAAATTTGTATTTTGTTGTGGAACAGATACTTATGTGAATATTCCAAAAATGTTGCAACTAAAAAATTATTTTGATTACAATGTAAATGATTTAATTGGAGGTGACATTGGATGGAGAGTCATTAATAGTAGTAGATATTTGTTTTTTTTCGGTGGTGCTGGTTTTATATTAACTAATAAAGCATTATCATTATTATATCCATTGTTACCAAATATTATGGATAAATGGAGTGAAATATGTATTCATAATAAAACAGAATTTGATCCAACTGATAAATTTTATAATACAGAAAAAGATTTAATTATTGATAAAAACAATATTGATTCTTGTGATGTTTCAATTTCATATTTTTTACAACAACCCGAAATAAATACGACATTGATAAATTTACCCAAATTATTTTATTTTTGTAACTACATAGGTGTTACATATCATCCCGAAGATCCGATATATCTAAATAAACCAGTATATACTGATCATATTATAACTTGTCATTTAATGACTACACAAGATTGTTATAATTTTACTAAATTATTAATTGAAAATTTATATTATATGAATATTCCATTATTTTGTTCTAATGATATTAATGAAGTTATAAAAAATAATGAATTACAGTGTTATCTTAAAAACGCAATAAATGAAAATGAATTGTGTTATGAATAATATAATAAAAATAACTATTTTATGAAAATAACTATATAAAAATTATATAATTATTACATTATTAGAATTATGAGTGAATTAAAAATTGCGTTAATCACTGGTATTACGGGTCAAGATGGGTCTTATTTAGCAGAATTATTATTGGAAAAAAATTATTGTGTTTGGGGTCTTATCCGTCGTGGGTCGAATATTAATACTCAACGTATTGAGCATATTTTCAAAAAATTAAATCTCCGTTATGGAGATTTGAGTGATGGAATTAATTTATCCAATATATTGAATGAAATATACAACACCTATAAGGAGTGTGTTGGTGTTTTGGAAGTCTATAATTTAGGCGCGATGAGTCATGTGAAAGTATCCTTTGATATGCCAGAATATACTGGAAATGTGGATGGACTGGGGACACTTCGTCTCTTGGAAACTCTTCGAAATTCGAGTATCCCTTTGGAAAAAATCCGATTTTACCAGGCATCCACATCTGAAATGTTTGGTAAAGTTCAAGAAGTTCCACAAAAAGAAACGACGCCTTTCTACCCGCGATCGCCTTATGGTGTTGCCAAGGTATATGGACATTGGATCACCAAAAATTACCGTGAGGCATATGGTATGTATGCTTGTTCAGGTATTCTTTTCAATCACGAATCTCCTAGAAGAGCGCATAATTTTGTTACCAGGAAAATAACAATTGGGCTGAATAAGATAATAACAGGACAAGATACAAAATTGGTATTGGGAAATATTTATTCCAAAAGGGATTGGGGTCATGCCAAAGACTATGTTAGGGGCATGTGGTTAATGCTACAACAAGATTGCGCAGAAGATTATATTTTATCTACCAATGAATTTCACAGTGTTAAGGAATTTGTTGAAAAATCATTCGCAATGAAAGGATTTGATATTCAATGGAAAGGCGAAGGATTAAGTGAGGTTGGTTATGACGCCAAAAGTGGTAGAGAATTAATATTTGTTTCGGAAAAATATTTTAGACCGACTGAGGTAGATGAATTGTTGGGTGACTCAACAAAAGCACGAACTGAATTAGGGTGGAAATCGGAATATAGTTTTGACGATTTAGTCAAAGAAATGGTAATTCAAGATTGTGGATCTTTATAATCATTTATTTCATTTAGAATATATAATAATTATTTTATTGATATATATTAGTATATTTATTTGTAAATGGATAGAAGTAGTATTAATAATGAAGAATTAACAATGTATATGGAAGATAGAGTATTAGAAGCTATAAAAAAAATTCCATTTGAAGAACAATATTTTTTAATTATTGTATTGTTTTTAAAATTTGTATTTTGTTATGGTGTTGAAAATACCACGTTTGTTATAATATTTATTTTAAATTTTTTAAAATCAAACACTAGTAGTGAGAGTAATTATTATTATCATTTAATTATTGATTCATTAAAATGGTTAAATGAAAATTTACAATTAGTTGTAGATAAATATATAAATACTCGTCCTGACGCAAACGAAATTGAAAGATATAAAGCATTTGATGATTATTTTTTACTTCTTGAGGCAAAACTTTATGTATTACTCGCAAACTTAACGTGTTGTCATGGCGAAATGTTCGGAAAACAATATCTTACAAAAGCAAATACCCCTATAATAGAGGGAACGAATGTCATAGTTGATTATGGCGATTATAAATTAAAAGGCATTGTAAATAATGTGAATGGCAACGGAACATATCAAATAAGTTATAATATGGATATTACGGTTAATCCAGATATAAAAAAAATGAAACAAGTTGGACAAAATGTGCCTAATCTTGAAGAAAATGTACCTGAAGAAAGAGTTAAATTAAATAAAATGTATCATCTAGAAACTACACACTTATTTGATGAAGATAAACTAATAGAATTATTATCTCCGGATATTCCTGATGAAATCATGAATCAACTGAAGGAAAAATATGACTGCGATACTAAAGAAGAATGTATGAACAAAATGATTAAGGACATAAATTCTACTCCAGAAGTAGTGAGAGGCTTGAAAAAAATCGTAGAGAAACAAAATAAAGAAACCGGTGGTATCGCAGGACAAAAAGTGAAAATAAAAAATGGAGTAACAACATATTTACGAAATGACCCAACCCCAATAGATTTATCTGGAAGAATGGTGTATTTACTTAATGAAAGTGATGATTATAATCGTATTGTGAAGGTTGATGGAGAATGGTATATAGGTTATCAAGACGAAAAATACAATATTGATCCGGATACTGGGAAATATAGATATCCAAATTATCAACAATATATATACTATACTGGAGGTAATAATCCTATTAGAGAAATTGTTTTTCGCGATGATGAAGTAAGTGCCAATGTAAAACCAATGAATTGTTATCGTGTTAAAATAAGAGAATCAGAATTACCAATTGTTTTACCAGAAGACGCGTTTGATTTGAATAACATTGAAACATATATTGAAAATCCTGAATTTAAAAACGCTTTTGAAGCTATCAAACAAGTCGTTAGTAATGTTTTTACAAATCAAGATGAAGGTGATAAATATCTTGAAAATTATCTCAATGGTGTAGCAGAAAAAGAATATAGAACAAAAGAACGTTTTTTTGAAATGCTTACATATATTTTTGGAACACGGCAATCTCAAGATAATGAGATTTACCCCACTAATGAAGAAGAAGATTTACAAGAAGACGAAGAAACTATAAATCCTTACGCGATTGATATAGTAGCACCCGCTATTTTATATGGGTGCGATGTCGGTATTCATTATGTAAGAGATAGTCTCATTTATTTTACGGGTCGTATGATAGACAACACCCCTGCATTTCGTGATTGGCTTTTAAGAAATTGGAATAATATGATTGATAGATTGAATGAACTTTTGAGAAGAATAAATATGCGTCAAAATGCCGAAACTGAAATTCCAGAAACCGAAAATCAAGTTGCGATTATTTCAGAAAATCAGGTTGATATTATTCCACATATTACTCGGGGACGAATTGATTTGATATTAAGACAACCGAGAACTCCTTATAATCCACAAGGAAGAAGAGCAAATACTCCGCAATTTGGAGAAAGAGGCGCAGAGGAACAAGAAGCAAGGACACGAGAAGCGCAAGATTTTGTAGATGATATGAATGAACGCGGTGCGCAGCGTGATAATGAAGGACTTTATAATCGATCGAATAGTAGAAATCAACCAAACCAATTGTATAATGAATTACAAATAGAGCCTAATGCGACTCAGGAACAAATTAAAACAGCGTATCGTGAATTAGCAAGACGGTGGCATCCTGACAAAAATCCAGGTAATGTTGGTCCAGCGACTGAAAGATTCCAACAAATTTCACTAGCTTATAGTGTTTTATCTGACCCAGTTAAAAGAAATGATTATGACAGATATGGTACAATCGGTGGAAAAACAATTAAGCATCGTAAAGGAAGAAGAAAAGGAACAAAATACATCAAGACAAATAAAAAATACAGAAAAAAAATACCTCGAAAAACGATTAAAAAATACAAAAAGAAAATCATGGAAAAAAGAAAAAAACAAGGTAGAAAAACTCGTAGAATAAACTAATATTTTTTATTTTTACATATTATAATATTATAAAGCAAAAATGAAAAAAATATTAGTTACTGGTGGGTCCGGTTTAGTCGGTCACGGAATACAATCTATTGTAGGAGAATTTGGCGATAAATACGAATTTATATTTGTTTCGTCCAAAGATTACGATTTATATGATTTTCAACAAACCAATCAAATGTTTGAATACATAAAACCCCACATAGTCATTCATTTAGCCGCAAATGTAGGAGGTTTATACAAAAACATGAATCAAAAAGTAGACATGTTGGAAAAAAATTTAATGATTAATTTCAACGTGGTGAAATGCTCACACGATCATCGTGTAGAAAAATTAATAGCATGTTTATCAACATGTATTTTCCCCGACCAAATAGAATACCCCATTGATGAAACCATGTTACACAATGGACCACCGCATGAATCCAATGACGCGTACGCTTATGCGAAACGCATGTTGGAAGTCCATTGTCGTGCCTATCGCGAATCCTATGGTGATAATTTTGTCTGTATTATTCCTACTAACATATACGGGCCGCATGATAATTTTGATCTAGAAAACGCGCATGTATTACCAGCTCTAATACATAAATGTTATTTAGCCAAATTATATGATGAGGATTTTATTGTAAGAGGAACAGGAAAACCTTTGCGACAATTCATTTATTCGAAGGATTTAGCGTTGCTTATTATGATGGTGATTGAAAATTATAACGGTGATAATATTATTTTATCAGTAGATGAAACAGACGAGGTCAGTATAGAATGTGTTGCGCGTACTATAGCGCGCTGTTTTGATTATGAGGACAGAATCGTCTTTAACCCGAGTTATAGCGACGGACAATATAAAAAGACAGTAACAAGTCATAGACTACAAGAAATTCTTGGAAATGACATCAAATTTGAATTCACATCAATTCAAGAGGGTTGTAAAAAAACAGTTGAATGGTTTATTAACAAAATGAATGTCGTATAATTATTGTATTCAAT